CTGTAAAGGCGCAGCCATTTGCGTGTTGATGTTGTTGGGGACGGCAAGCAAAATCACCTGCTGGCCTGTGACGTCGTAGTAGTAGCTGCTGGTTGCCAGTGTCACAAGCGCAGGAGGTGTCGCGCTGTTGTACGCTTTGACCGAGTTGATCGTTGTGCCACTTTGCGAGACTTGAGGCAGGCCAAGCGTCAAAGGCGTCGCCATCAACGTGCCGACGGCGTAATAGGCCACAAAGGTGTTGTTGAAGATCGGCAGGCCCAAATAGTCTTCAATGGCCATCCGCGCCGCAAGCTCGAGACTTTCAAGATAGGCGTCTTGCGACTCGTCGCCAAAAAGGTTAAGTTGATTCGCAATCTCATCGGTCGTCAGCCACGACGTCGAAATGTCGCGCGCAGTCTGCAAAACCTGCGCAAAGTTCCACGGCGCGCCGGTGGGCGTTGCGTAAGTTTGCTGCGCAGGCATGTTAGGTGGCAATCGCGCGCACGCCAGCGAAGACGTCGCGGATGGTCGAGATCATGCGTTTTTGCGCAAGGATCGTAATAAACCCTGGCGCCGTTTGCTCCATCATCTGTAAGTCAATGTCCCCGTAGTCATTAATGTGCAGGAAGCGCGGCCAGTTGCACAAGTAAACCGGGAACTGCCCCGCAGTTGCGCCGTCGCTCAAGTAATTGTTCGGGATTACAGGCCAGCCAAACACATTCACGACCGCTCCACCGTCGCTGTTGCCAACCTCGGCAAAGGTTGGCGCCGCAGTGCCTTGCTGCCTGAGCAGTTGCATCACCGTCGGGTGCATCATCCAGGCAGTCCCAGGAAGCGACCAGTACTGCGGAGGCAGCGCATTGGCAATGCTGATCAGATCGGCGCGCGTCATCGTGCCCGCAGCCACGCCTACGGTGCGCACCGTGTGCCGGCCGTTCGTAATCGCGCTCCCAGAACTACCAAAAGCAGCCGCTGCGCCTGCGCCGCCAGGGTAGCTTGCAAGGCCTCTGAGGCCGCTTGTTGCACCCGTTGACGTTGTGCTGCTGCCGGCTTGATCGTCGTTGACCGCCATCGAGGCGGCTTCGAGCGCTGACATTTCAAGCGCCAAGTCGCTTGCCAACACTGACGCAAGGCCAGGGATGTCTTCCATTGCAGCCGTGCGCACCGGCAGCTGCGCGGTAACGATGCGCATCGGCAACTGCCAGATTGAGGTTGCCACATTTGGCGACCCGCTATTGGGTGTGATCGCATAGAGCCAGGGGTTTGTGGCGTTGGCCGCATTGCCGGTTTTGACGACAAACTGCACATCGCTTTGCGCGACCACTTGCTGCGATGCACCCTGCCGGAAAGGATTCGCGTAGCGCAGGCTTGCAAAAGCGTCCAATGCTTCGACGCGGCCGCCCGCGCCCGAGCCGCTCCCGGTCAAGGTCGAGGCCTCAAGTTGCAGCTTGGCCTTGCCTGTGCTCCTCAACAATTCCAGCGCTTTGATCATGCGCGCTCCGAAAAAGTGCCGGGTTGCCCCGGCCCAAGGTTAGGAGACCTTAAGCTGCTGCGGTGCCGGTGGAGCGAAAGCGCACGCCGGCGTTGGGATCGCGCACGCTTGTGGCTAAGCGTTTTTCGCCATAGAACGTGATTGAGCCTGGGAGCGTCTGATCGTAGCGCCGCAAGATCATCGTCAGCCGGTCGACAATCGTGAAGTACTGTTGCCAATCTGCAAAGTACATGGGATACCTTGATGCGGTGCCTGCGGCTGCGGTAGAGGGCTGGCTTGGGTTGTCCAGGTAGGCGTTGACCACAACGTTGAAGCCCAACAACTGGCCGACGATGCCGTCGGTACGCGCAAGCGCATCGACATAAATCGGCCGGGCCTGGTTGTCCACCAAGCCACGGATCGCTTGCAGCAAAATCGGGTTGATCGCAAACGCGGTCGTTGGCGTCCAGTACTGCTGCGGCAGGCTGTAGATCAAGTTAACAACGTCTTTGTAGCTGATGTTGTTCGCCGCCACGGTGTTCGCGTTCGTCGTCAGTTGGTCGTAGGTTGCAAGGTTGTGCACGCCGTCGCTGGTTGCAGTGCCGGACGAGCCAAAACTCGACGCGGTGACGGCGCCACCGGTGTAGGTCGCGGCTTGCCCTGGGTAGGAGTCAAGTCCACGCAGCCCGTCGGTTGCGCCGGTGCTCGTTGTCGTGCTGCCGGCTTGATCGTTGTTTTGGATCATCGACTGCGCTTCGGTTTGCGAGAACTCAAGCGTCATGTCGCCCACGACGTTCGGCTCGAGCCCATCAATATCGTCAAGCGCTGCAGTGCGAATCGGGAACTGCACGTTGAGATCTTTCATCGTGACTTGCCAGATCGCTGTGCCGACCGTTGTGGCTGCACCGTTGTTTTGGATTGCGTAGCCCCACGCCGCGCCTGCATTGCCGGTTTTAACTCTAAATTGGTAAGCGCTTGCGTCCGTCGCAACTTCGCGGCAAACGCCGCGCATCGGGTTTGCAAGCCGCGCGGCGTGGAACATCGGGTCGTAGGCCGTGCGACCGCCGACGTTGAAGCCGCTGCCGGTCAGCGTCGAGGCTTCCAGTTTGAAGGCAATCGCCTCGGATTCGTCCGTAAAAATCCGCAGTTCCTGCTCAATTACGCGGCCCTGCTTGACAAAATCGCGGAGCGACTCAAGTACGCGCCGGTTGACGTCTTGCGTGACGCTTTTGCTGGCAGGCCTAATCAGCGCTGGCCCGATTGCGGCAACCTTCGCCTCGAGCGCACCAACTTTGTCAGCGACCTCGAGGCGCACTTGGTTCAGTTGCGCCTCGACGTGCGAGCGTACCGCAGTCGTCTCATCGACAACACGTTGCACCGTTTGCGACTCAATCGCATCGAGTTTTGTAATGACTTGGTCAAGCATGATATGCCCTTTGCAGTCTTTCGGAGAGGTGGCGGGAAACTTCGGCAAGCGTCAAGTGCTGCAGGAGAGCAGCCTCGGCTTGCGCTTTTTTAATGCGTTGCGCAGACTCAAGACGGTTGATTTGCGCTTGCGCGTTGTTGGGTTGCATCACAATCGACACTTCCATCAAGCCGCCTTTGACAATCTGGAAGTACCCTTCCATGTCGTCTTGGCCGCGCATTTGATACGGCGCACCTTCAGCGTCGACCATAGCAAACTCGTCCGCATAAGCGCCTACGGAAACGCCGCCGATCATGCGCGGGGCTTCTTTCATAATTTGATACAAGTCGCGCCCTGCAGTGGTTGCGGTGTACAACTGGCCGCGCCCCATCATGCCCTCGTCCAAGAACTCAAACTCGGTCCACTGGCCGACGGGCATCGAGGTGGCGTTATGCTGGAAGTACATCGGCAGCGGCCGGCCGACTTGCTGAAAGTTTTGGTACCACGCCTCAAAAGGCGCCGGCGTGTAGTAAAAGCGCCTGCCGTCCATGCCCTCGCGCGGTCCCCAGGTCGTGACCATCGCTTCCAGGCGCCCTTGCGTTGCCTCATCGGCCGAGCGGCCGAGTGCAACTTGCGCTTCGAGCAGACACTCAACGATTTGCATGCTTGTCCTCGACGACGATGGGCACCGGCACGCGCTTGCGGGCAGCCTCGATCCACTTGCGCAGCATCTCAAGCGGGCTCATACCTTGCCCGCCTGCCCGGTGCGCCCAATGACGCGCAGGTTGCCGCCGCCGCCGGTGTCTTGCGGGCTTGTGCCTGGGAGCGGCTCGGCGTCCTTGCCGTTTGCAGCAAGCGCATCTGCGCCTTCGCGCATGGGGTAGCCTAAGTAGACGCGCGCTTCGTTGGGCGTCATGATGCCGGCTTTGACTCCTGCAACCGCGTAGTTCATCTGGTCTGGCGGTGAGCCCTTCAAAAACTGATCGGTAGCAAACTCAACGTGCAACCGTGGAAAGCCTTCGAGCAGCGAGATCTTTAACTTTTGCTGGAGGTTTGTCAAGAGAGGTGCCATCGTCGATTTATAGAACTCATCGAGCATCGTCTGCGTATTGTTATATTTCCCCTCACCAACACCGATCATTGAGGACGGCACGCCGAAAAGCCCGCAGATGCGCTTCATCGTCTGTTCTTTAAGTCGCGCAGCATCGGCATCCTGCAGCGTCAACATGTCAATGGGCTCATACTTCATGCCCTGATCGAGCAACATCGACTGTCCAGGCCTTGAAGAATCAACGCCTTGGCCGCCCAGCATGTTGCTCCACGCCTCCTTGAGCCGCGCGGCGATCTCCTTGTACTTGAGGTCCGGGATGCTCTGTGAGGTCGTAAACATGCCGCTCGGTTTGGCGCCGTTTGACATGACGTAGTTGGCATAAACGTCGATGTCCTGGTCGAGCGCGATCAACTCGACCGCCAAAATGCCCTTGTTGAAACCGCTTTGCCCCTGCCAGCCTGCGTCGCGGACATGCAACACCTGATGCGCTTGCAGCGGTTGATCGCGGTTAAAACCATACGTGTCGGTGCTCAACACGTACTGCGGGTAGCGCGTCGCGGTGATGCGCGAGGTAATGAGCGTTGAATCGAGCACGTACATTTCGAGCGGTGTTTGCGTTGTGCTGTCTTGATCGCGCCGCCAAAGCACGACAAACGCCTCGCCGCTAAGCTCATGCCACATGAGCCACTGGTACCAAAACTCATAACCGCTCTGGAAGTTGTTGGGCTTGACGAGCAAACGCGCAACACTGCGCGCCTTTTCGCGCTCGCGCTCTGAAACGCCAGGAGACGTCAAGGCATCAACGCGC